CAATCCACAACTTCAGTATATGAAAGTACCTGATAGAGGATTATGGTTACTTCAACATTATGGAGTTAAGGTTACTGATAAAGAATATCTTGGAATTAAATTAACAGATGGGTTATACGATGATGCAAATAAATCTTATTTGATGTCATACAATCCTGATTTTAATCTTCGTTCCAATATGGCTTATATCCTTCATCAAGCTGATATGATGGCAACTCACATTGAGTTTGACCAATGGAAACGTGGTGAGGAATCAGGTGAAGTAATGAATACAAAAGTTCCAAAAACAAAAGACGAACAAAAACAAGTAGACAATCTCAAAAATAAATTTGATGAATTGTTTAATTAGGGGATAATATGTGGATAACATTTTCAATAATATTCTTTTTAATTAGTGTAGTTTCATCTACATTATTATTTTATTCATTAAGAAGAATAACACAATACGAAGAATTTATTTTACAGATTCAACAAGTGATTAAATTCGCAACAGATAAAATGAAACTTGTAGATTCTAAAGGACATTATGAATCAGATGATGAAACAGGTTTTTTCTTTGAACAACTAAAACAAATTCAATTATCTCTTGATGGGATATTTGAAGAGGAGACACAAGATGGCAAAAAAACAAGATAAAAAAGTCAATGATGTTAAAGCTGAAATAAAAAAAATAGTTAAAAAGAAAAAACGAAAAGTTTATTTCGGACAAGAGGTTCAAGATGCAGTTGTAGAATATAATTCATCAACTAATGATGGTGAAAGAAATGAAATTTATGGAAAACGAATACATGCAGCATTTGATAAGTTAGCTGAAAACATAATCAACACATTTAAGTTTACTTATTTTGATGACCCATTTGTAGATGTTAAACACGAAGTGGTAACTTTTATGGTAATGAATATGCACAAATATGACCACACAAAAGGTTCAAAAGCATTTAGTTATTTTTCAGTTGTTGCTAAAAACTATTTAATTCTTCATAATAATAATAATTACAAAAAACTAAAAACTCACGATAAAATTGACGTATTAGAAAGACATAAATATCAAGGTAGTGATGAGTATGATTTCAATACTTTTACAGCTGAAATTGTAGATTATTTTGATTCAAATATGAATACCATATTTAAAAAAGATAGAGATTTAAAAATAGGATATGCTATTATTGATTTAATTAAACAAAGAGACGAAATAGAAAACTTCAATAAAAAAGCAATCTATATTTTAATTAGAGAGATGACAAATGTTGAAACTGCTCATATTACATCAGTTGTTAATGTATTTAAAAAACATTATAAAAAACTAATGAATAGGTATCATCGAACAGGTACTATAATATTAGATTCCTCAGGCTCAAAATTCTTTTAAATAATTAACCCTCTTAAATGAGGGTTTTTTATTTTAGACAATTTCTTACAATTTTTATATTTATATATGAATAACTACATCTTGAGGAGATTGTATGTCAGACGATAAAGAAATATTTGAAGGAAAAACTTTCCAAGATTTAACAAGAGACATCTATGAGAACACTACAAAGCGTAAAGTTCAAATAGATTTGTTAATATCAGAAATACATGGATTCATTACAACTATAGATGATGTGGTTATGGTAGCTCCTATTATAAAAGAATATATGGATACTGCTGTTCGTAACGATGAACATCTGGTTAAATTAGCTGGTGTATTACAAAGAATTATATCTAAATCACAAGGTGATAATGATGAATCAATGTTATTAAGTGATGAAGAAAAAGAAGAATTAATGGGGACACTTCAAGATACTGTAAATGATTTACAGAAAGAAAGTGAAAAGCTTGAAGCTACAAAAAACAAAACTATTTCAGGTTATACGGAGAGTTAAATGAGTTCAATTTTAACAACAGCTGGTGATTTAACTAAAGTAAAAGGAGTTTTTGGTAAAAATTTTAATACACCAATTTATATGCAATTTGTGCCTGGTGTATGTGTAGAACCAATTGTAAGTACAGAAACACTTAAATCTTATGATAATAGTAAAAATGTAAATTCTATATTAGCGATACCGCATATTAGAAAAGGTCCTAAGAAAAAAAGAACAGATTGTAATGATACTGATAGGTATTTTCCATTATTTAGAGGTATGGTTGAAGTTCCTGCTTATGGAGATCCAGTATTATTATGTGATTTTGGTGGAGTAAAATATTATTTAGGGCCCTTAAATACAGAAAATAATGTTAATTTTAACGATGATAATATGAGTGAGCCTGAGATTAATTTAAACTCTGGTAATTTAAGTAGAGAACAAAATGAAGTTTTAGCTAAAGGTGAATCACTTAATTTTAAAAAAATAAATTATAAAAGGATGTCAAAAAAATGGAATAGTAAATTAGATGAAACAAAGGCTTATAAAGAAACACATGGTGATATGATATTTGAGGGTAGACATGGAAACAGTGTTAGAATAGGTAGTAGGAGTGAAAATCCATATGTGTTTATATCTAATGGAAGACAACCAACATTTTCATATGAAAGTTTAGCAGATGGTTCATTGATTTCAATTACAAATAAAGGAAGTTTAAATCAACATTTTGGTGGTTATTATAAACAAGAAAAAGATGATGATTTATCTAATCTTTTAACTGTTAATGGATTTACTCTGGCTTCAGATAATGTAACTCCATCTGAAAATCCTCCAAATAGATTGATGTCTAAATTAGTATCAAGTGTAAATGGAGATGTAAATGCAAATGAATTAATATATAATTATGGAAATATAGAAAATCAAAATCAAATGTTATTTCATTCAGATAGAATAACATTTAATTCAAAAACAGATGATATTTATTTATCATCTAATAAAGATATACATATTGGTACTAAAAGACATTTAACAATATCAACAGCCGAAGATTTAATAATAGAGTCGGAAAGAATATATTTAGGTGACCCAAATAAAAAAGAAATGGAATCGATGGTTTTAGGTGACAAACTATTAAAAATTTTAGATGAAACTTTATCTGCTTTAAGTGAAGCTACATCATTATTTTATGGTTCACCATTACCATTAACGGATACAACTGGTGCTCCATTGTCTGCTAAATTGTCACCTATACAAAAACAATTAAAACAAATATTAAGTACAAAACATAAAATAGAACAAGGGTAATTTATGAAAAAGAAAAAACAAAACATAAAAACTATAATCAGACAAATCGTTAGAGAAGAAGTTGCTATGGCTATCAAGGAAGTGATAACTGAATTGAAACAACCAACACAACAAGTTACTCAACAACCAATACAAGAAAAGAAAAACTTTTCAAAAAATTCAGTATTGAATGATGTGTTGAATGAAACCGCTAGTGATGGTGAATGGAAAACATTAGGTGGTAGTGAGTTTACATCAGACAGAATGAACGAGTTGGTTGGTGGACAATATGGTGATATGATGAATAAAAATACACCACAACAAGTTCCATCAAGTGATCCAATGTCACAATTCTTAAATAAAGATTATAGGGAAGTTTTAAAAAGAACTGACGAAAAACAAAAACAAAAATACGGAAAATAATAATGGGATTAAAACAAGATTTAATTGATGCTAAAGTAAAAGCTTCTATGGACAATGGGATGCCTGAAGATTCTGTAGATACTTCACCTGGTTCGTTTGTGGAGAGAGACGCTGAATACACAAAAGAAGCTATAGTTAATTTTTTAACTCAAGCTGATTTTACTATAACTCAATTAAAAGCTCCTGTTATTATTGAAGAATTAAAAACTCCTGATCAGGGTGTTGATGTTAAGTTAGAAACTTTACTTGGAGATAAAGCTCCAATATTAAAAGTATTAAAACAAATTGGAAGTGTTATACCTGGTGCTGGAGCTACAGTTAATAAATTAGTGGATGAACTTGAACTTGCTATTCAAAAAGCAGTACAACCATTGTTGGAAGCGGGTGCTAATTTACCAGGTTTAAATATATCAAAAGATGGAACGCAGGGTGATGAGGGTGGATTAATATCACAAGGTTATGTTTACATAGGTGAAGATCCAGAGTCACAGGAATCCTTTGATGTAGAGGATGAAGATGGGCAGAGAGATTTTACAACAGTAAAAGTTTTTAGAGAAGATATTGAGGACTTATTATAATGGCTATTAAAGACATATCAAAAAAACCATACATAGTAGATAATGATACTAATGTTAAAGTTGGTATTGATTTACCAATCAGACGTGATGATGTAAAAGATGGATTTTTTGCTTCAACATCAACAACCATTGAAGCTGTAAAGAATAACATAAGAAATTTATTACAGACAAATCAAGGTGAACGATTAATGCAACCAACTCTTGGTTTAAATTTAAGACGGTTATTATTTGAACAAATTGGTGAGGAGAGTGTAGTAGGTGTACAAGATTCTATTTTAGATACATTTAAATTTTGGTTACCTTTTGTTGAAGTGAGAGATATTCAAATTTTAACTAATGAAGATAGTGTAACAATTGGAGTGAATGAAATTAGAGTTAAAATTTTATTTAATATAATACAAGACCCAAACACTTTAGATTCTGTTACTTTAAACTTTCAAAGTGATATTAGTGATGGTTTAGATTCAGATGCGAGTGGTGGATATTAATTGGAGATAAAAAATGCCAACATATGGTAAAAATGATTTTAAAGAATCAAATGTAAATTATTTAAACAAAGATTTTGCATCATTAAAACAATCTTTAATGGATTATGCAAAATCATATTTTCCTAATACATATAAAGATTTTAATGAAGCATCACCTGGTATGATGTTATTAGAAATGAATGCTTATGTTGGGGATGTGTTATCGTTTTACGTTGACCAACAATATCGTGAAATGTTATTACCTTTAGCTGAGGAAAGAAGGAACATTATAAATCTTGCAAATATGTTTGGTTATAAAGTTAAACCAATTGTTCCATCTTATGTTGATTTAACATTTACACAAAATTTAAATTCAGATACATCGGATAGAAGTAAAGTAGACTATTCAACTGGTGGTATATTTAATAGTGGTATACAGATAAAAGGAACAACTAATGAAATTATATTTGAAACATTGGAGGTATTAGATTTTCAAATAACAGAATCAAGTGATACAAATACTGTTAACACTTTTGATGATAATACTGGTTTAGCTCAAACATACAGTTGTAAAAGAACCATTAGAGCTATTAGTGGTAAAGAAAAAACCTCTACGTTTTCAATAGGAGCTCCTGAAAAATTTAAAAAAATAACTTTATCTGATAAAAATATTATTGATATTATTTCTTGTGTGGATTCAAATGGAAACAATTGGTATGAAGTTGATTTCTTAGCACAAGATAAAATTCCAATTGAAACACATTATACCAATGACGCTAATAGATCTAGTGCATATCATAATGCACTCGATGGGACAACATCAGAAGTAGCAGTACCATATTCGTTATCATATAATAAAACATCAAAAAGATTTACTCGTGAAACTAATGTAGATAATACTACTTCATTGGTTTTTGGAAATGGAATTTTAAGAAATGGACAATTAGTTGATGAGGGTTTTATTGATTTAGAACAAATTGGTGTTGTTGTTCCTGGCCAACAAGGTGATTTAAGTAGTGCTATAAATCCATTATTAGGTGATGAATACTCAACACTTGGTGAAACACCAAACAATACAACTCTTACAATAACTTATCGTGTTGGTGGTGGTATAAATTCTAATTTACCATCTAGCGATTTAACCATTATACAAAATGGTACAACTATGAATGGTAGTGCTAATGGTGTTGATATAAAAGATTTAACTGTAACTAACAATGTTCCAGCTCGTGGTGGTAAGGACGAAGAAACCATTGATGAGATTAGAGAAAAAACAAAAGCGTTTTTCTCAACACAAAACAGATGTGTAACAAAAGAAGATTATGAAGCAAGAGTATTAAACATACCTGGTAGATTTGGTAATATTGCAAAAGTATATGTTGCAAGAAATGTAGAGGGTGATACCTACACAGCTGATCCTAATCAATTTAGTCTTAGTTTAACTTCGGTTCTCAATAGTACTGATGGTATTGGTTCAAATCTTGAATCAATTGTAGCGTATATTAATAGTGGTCTAAATGATGGTACTCCTGATGGTAATAGTGGTCTTCTTAACATATTAGCTAGTGCAGCCAATAACAATATTATTATTCAAAATGAAGCTTCAACACTTCAACAATATTTTGGAACACTATCTACATTTGAATTATCAGCGATAAACATTTATGTCTTAGCATATAATAATTTAAATGAATTGGTGGGTAATCCATATGAACAGGGAGTTAGTATTCCAGAAACACTTTCTGAAAATATAAAAAATTATTTAGCTAATTTTAGAATACTAACCGATACAGTTCAAATTATTAATGGATACATTGTAAACTTTGGTGTGTTTTTTGATGTTGTTGCTGAGAAATATGCTGATAAAAATAAAGTTAAGGTAAGATGTATGGATAAAATTAAAGAATATTTTGAAATACAAAAAATGCAATTCAATCAACCTATTTATAAAAGTCAATTGGAATATGAATTAATGGGTGTAGAAGGTGTTCGTTCATTAAATCATTTAACAATCACACAAGAACAAGATTATTTCTATGACGAACCAACAGTTGATGCAACACTTTCTCTTCCAACTTATCTTTATTCTTATGATGAGGAAATACAAAATAATGATGGTACATATGGTGATTATACAACAGAGGGTGGAACACCTGACTATGGTTATTATTATGATTTTCAAAATGCTATAGTTGATGGGATAATAAGACCACCTGAACCATCAACACCAGCGGTTTTTGAATTAAAGAATCCAAATCAAAACATACAAGGGAGGGTTAGATAATGCATCATTTTATTTTTCCAACACAAGACACTTGGGTTTCAAGTGGTTCATCAACAATAACAGGTGAGTCTTTCAAAGACCAAAACTTTGGAAGAGACCAAATACTTGAAGTCAAAAAAGAATTTTATAACAATGCATTTAATTATGCAACAAGAGCATTAGTTAACTTTAGTGGCACAGATTTTACAGCTATGTCACAATCAATTGTTGATGGTAAAATTACCAATCCAATATTCAATTTAAGACTTTATGAAGCTGAGGGTAATAGTGAAATTTTAGCAGGAACTAGTAATGTTTATACTTTAAACTTTCATGCAATATCTCAATCTTGGGAGGAAGGTACGGGTAAGTTTGGTGACAATCCAAAAAATACAAATGGTTGTAGTTGGGAAAATCGTAATAGCATTGCTAACGGAACCACTCAAGCTTGGGATACATCTGGTGTTAAAGTATTAAGTGTAAGTTCATCCATACAAGCTTTTAATAATCAATCACCTGATGTTGATGCCACTATAACTTCTATGGTGAATATGTGGTTACAAGGACAATATTCAAATTATGGAATACGAATACAAAATGGTGGTGAGGATAATGATACTGTGTTTGGACATTTAAAATTCTTTTCAAGAAACACACATACGATTTATTCACCTAAACTTGAAGTGAAATGGGATGACCATTTACCTTGTACTGGTTCAAATACAGGCTCATTGAATCAATTAGTAGTTAGTGGATTGGAAGATAACTTTTTATATATAAAAGGATTAAGAGAAGAATATAGAGAGGGTGAACGAGTTAAGTTTAGAGTTGGTGCTAGAAAAAGATATATTCAAAAATCTTTCACTACATCGGTTCAAACCGTCACTGGTTCTTTTGTACCTGAAGGTAGTGGTTCATATGCAATAAAAGATTTAGCTACTGATGAGTTCATTGTTCCATTTAGTGATTATACAAAACTTAGTTGTGATAGTAAATCAAATTATTTTATTCAATGGTTAGATGGTTTTTATCCTGATAGGGTTTATAAAATACAATTAAAGTTAAAAACAAATGATGGACAAGAACAAGTGTTTGATGATGATTTTGAATTTGTAGTGAAAAGGAAATAGATATGGCAAATACAGTAGTTACAATTGAAAACTTATTAGATAAAATAGCAGAAACTCTACTTTTAAATCCTGATGTAAAGACCACAATTGAAAATATATCCGAAGGTGTAGATTTTGTACAATATAATCAACAAACAGTTAAGAACGGAATTATAAAAATTGGAAGAGAAAATTCAGATAAGTTACTTTTATATCAAACAGATGCAGAAGCTAATAAACAAGATTTATCAACAGACTATGAAGGTTTAACTTTTACTAACATAGTTGAAAATTACAATGCAGCTGAAAGATTTCTTGAATCTATTGATGTGACAATTATAACATCAGGTGCACAGATTCAATCCTACTTAGTTAATACGCAAGATGGTACTCTTGATTATAGTATAACTGAATTAATTGGATTCGGTGGACAAAATACAAGTACAAATTATAATCCCATCAATATAGGTCAATTCTTAACAATTGATAATGTATCAACATCAGTAAATAAATCTCAAGCTAATGAATTTTTAGATACAAATATTTATGAATTACTTCCTGGTGCTGGATTAAGACAAGAAAGAATAGATAACGCTATAGCAGAATTAATAAATTTATTACCACCTTCTTTAACCTTAGATGATTTTATAGATCAAAATGGTAGAGTGGAAAGAGTTCAAGATTCAAATTCTGA